AATGCGTGACGTGGAACGAATATGATGGGGAAATGGACGACCGCAACGGTCTCCAAATTCTCGAACAAGTCACGCCGCGCTATAACATCACGCGCACGACCAATGGCGTCAAGGATCTCTCTGCAGGCACTGACGGCACTGTTTTTGGTTCCGAACTGTTCACGGTAGACGGCACGTTCAACGCCAACATGGGATGGGGCGATTTCGTCAAGATCAAGTCGATTGGTGACGCGCGCGAAAGCAAGGCACTCCTGGGTGCCGCGACTTCGATGGCGGAAAAGATCGACGCATATATCTTGCAGACTGCCACACTGGCATCGGCCGATTGGGTCGGTAACGCAGGCGCGGGTAACGCGGTCAGCAATTGGGTGGACGCCGTTGCGGGTTATACCCGGTTGAAGGAAAATGGCGTGGGTGATGATAATCTTGCCTATGTCATGAACTACTTCGACATGCAGAACCTTGGTGATCAGATTGTGAAGCTGCCTGCACCCGATAGCATGTCCACTTCGACCTATCGGCAGGGCTTCTCGGGCCAAATCAATGGCGTCCGCACCCTGTTTACCAACCAGCTTCCAACCCTTGCGGTCGGAACGCGTGTTGCAACCAACTGCTTGGTCAACGGTGCCAATCAGAACGTCAACTACTCGGCTGTTGCCAAGGCCGGCACAGTCAACGGCCGTCGCCTGACACAGAACCTTGTCTGCGACGGTGTGGCAGCGGGTGCGACAGTCAAGGCCGGTGAAGTTTTCACCGTTACGGGCTCAAACGCTTATGACAACCGCAAGCAGGCCGCAGTCACTCCTGCACGCTTGCAGCAGTATACGGTGTGCGCAGATGCCACGGCGGACGGTGCAGGCAATATCACGCTCGTGATTTTCCCTGCCATGATCGTTCCGGGCTCGGGCGCTGGCGATGATATCAACATCAACCAGGCTCACGCGACTGTGACTGCGGCTCCGGCCGACAATGCGCAGCTTACGTTCCTTGGAGCGGCCAGCGCAACGCTTGCACCGCGCATGATTATCCAAAAGGAATCAATCGTGGTCAACACGGTTCCGCTGATCCTTCCGGCTTCGGATACGTCGATGCGTCGTCGCCTTTCGAAGATCCCGCTGACTGTCCGCATGTGGCAGCACAGCAAATTCGATACGGGCGAACACAAGGTGCGCTTCGACGTCGCTATGAACGCGAATATTCGTGAACGTAGGCGGATCGCACGCATCAACGGCGCTTAATTTATTGGGCGCACTTCGCTTGTTCTCCGGCGAAGGTTGATAGGCCCCGATCACTCCCGTTGTGGTCGGGGCCTTTATTCCAAGGGCAAGGATCCTGAAAATGTCACTCGTCAAACAATATTACAGACCGCAAGCGATGGGCGTCGGGAAGAGCTACATGGTCAACGGCACCCATATAGCCGGGTTTCTTCCCACTGTTACGGGCACGATGACAATTACCGACGTGGATGGCACGGTGCATGTCAGTGCGCTTCCGGTGACTGCGGGCGTCTACGTTCAAATTCCCTTGCTGTTCAACACACCGAACGGCGGCACCGTGGCATTGACAACGGCCGCTGGAACCCTGTTTATTTAAGAGGATAGGCAAATGGCTGCTTCTGACACGACCACACTTTCTTCGCGCATAAGCAGCCGTCGCTCTTTTTCGGATGCGCCAATTTCTCTCCCGGCTCCGTGGGTGACGGCATGGCAACTTGCTGAATTCACGCCGGACGTCCATTATTATGGAGATCCGCGCGCTCCACGGGGCGGCGTCGGGCTCACGCCAGAAGAACTTTTTGACAAGTTTTCAGTGGCGCGCAAATCGCCGCTTGCGACGTTCTACGTGAATGTTGGCACAGGCGCGGACGGGAACAACGGGCTCACTCCTGGCACGGCCAAGAAAACCATTGGTGCGGCGATTGTCGCTGCAAACACGGCTGCGGTGGCGTCACAAATCATTATTGCGGCTGGCGACTATAACCGGGCCAACGGCTTTCATCAGGGCGGCACAGGTGCGCCTGCCGTTGATATTTCTTTCATCGCCAGCGGCTTGGTGACAACGGGCACTTGGGATGACTATGCAACGCCATCAGCCGACGCGACATTCACCAATACCTATTCTTTTGCTCTTGCGAACGCCAACCGCGTCATTGACCTGACACAGATTGATCGCTTTGGAAACTATGTAGAATTGACACCAGTTTCTACTCCGGCGATTTGCAACCGCACACCTAATTCATGGGTGATTTTCGCTGGCATGATCTATCTAAACCGTGCTGACGGTGCACAGCCAACACAGGCAACGACGCGGATTTTCCGTGCAAACGTTGACAATATGCGCGTGACAAACCCGGTGAATATTTTCCTCGGGATCGCGGACAATAATTCACTTTGGGATTTCCAAGGCGGGCAAGTCGGGTGCGTGCGATATAACCCGACAGTCAAGCCGGGCGTGAACAAGGCTTTCATCGTGCGACGGGCCAATTTCCGCTATGGTGGCGGATCGACCAACACGGCGGGTAACGGCGTGGCTGTGGACAGCATTCACGGCATCGCCGCGTTCTACCATTGCCAAGCCGACGCGAATTGGTCTGATGGCTTCAACTTCAAGAATGCACTGACGCCTTCAACGCGCGGCTACTGCATGACAGTGAATTGTGGAGCCGACGATAACGGGCGCGGAGCTTCACAGTCAAACAATGGTTGGACGAGCCACAATGACGTGACCGGCCTGGACGTCTGCGGGATCTATGAAGGTAATCGTGGCGGCACATATCGATCGATTGATACCACGATTTCTTGGGCAGTGAGCCCGGTTGTCAAGGATGATTTCGGAGATCTTTGGGCCGGTGGCACAATTCAGCCGACAATGTTTCGTGCAGACAATAGCGCCCGTGTGTATGTCACGGATCCGATGCTCGATATCAAGGGCACAGGCTACCGTTTCTATGCAGCGACAGGCGCTTATATCGCATCGAACAATGCAATCCCGTCGCGCTTCACCGATTATGCCGGTGGAACAATCGACACATTCTAAGAAGGAGAAAGTCAATGTCAGAATTTCAAGCATGGCCTTCATGGCGCTATGGCCCCAATGGCGAAAGCGTGCTTTGTGAAAACGAAGCCGAAGTGCCCAAGGGCTTCAAGGATCATCCGGCCGCATTCGACAAGCCGGAAAAGGCTGAAAAAGCCGAAAAGGCTCAAAAGGCACCGGAGGAAACCAAACCTGCGGAAGCCCCTGCCGTTGACGCGTCCGGCGCACCGTTCGATCCTGCACTGCATGCTGCAACGCGCACCTTGACCAGTGCGGGCCTGTGGCGCATGAAAGTAGGCGTGAAGCGTCCGGCAGCACCGGCTGCGCCAAATCTCGACCTGTAAAAATGGGGTGGTTCCGTGGCCGTATTGATTTCATCAATTATCACGGATGCTTTCCGAGAGGCTAACATTCTGCCTCTCGGAAAAGCGCCCACGGCTCTACAGTCCACGGAAGCGCTTCGGCTTTTCAACGCAATCATCACAGCCATCTATGGCGGTGACGCAGGCGAAGAATTGGGCGATTGGCCTTTGGGCATATACGGCCGTGAAAGCATGGCCGATCCGATCAGCTTCACGCCTGATCAAATTCAGCGCCCGACGATCAACCGGCGCCTGATCGCGGTCAACACGGAAGCATTGACGGTCTATCTGACTGTGCGGCCCCAGGACGGCGCCCGCATGGGCATTGCAGACCCTTTCGGCCGTCTTGCAGCCTTTCCGGTGACGCTCGATGCCAATGGCCGGACAATCGAAAATGCTGCAACCAAATTGCTCAATGTGAACGGCACATTTCAGGAATGGTTTTATCGTGCGGATCTCGGGCAATGGGTGAAGCTGTCAACATTGGTCGATACCGATCCACTGCCGTTCCCGGACGAATTTGAATCATTCTTCATTCTCATGTTGGCGCTGCGCCTTAATCCGCGTTACGGCCGCGAAATGGATGCGCAGAGCGCGGCGATCATGAAGCAGGGGCGAACCAGCTTTGTTGCCCGCTATCTGCAATCCATGCCGCTGGAAATCGACGACGGTATTTCTTGGCCTTTCATGAGCACTCAAAGCTACGATCAGCAGCGGCAATTTTCCTCGTCGCAGGGATTTGATCGTGGCAGTTATTGGGGGAGGTAGGCATGGCCGATATCCCTCTTGCTCGAAGCGACTACTTCCGGGGGGTAGCCAAGGAAGCGCGCATCAACATGCGCAATCGCTATTTCGAGCAAAACCCCGTTCTCACGGATCAACAGGTGGGACTGATCGCGCGCATGGGGATGCGCCGTTGGATATACGTGGGTGACGGACCAATTCGCAATGTCTACAGCCAGCCGGGCAGCTTTAGTGATGCCTTGTTTGTGGCGAGCTATGACAAACTCTGGCGTGTGAGCACCACGGGAGTGGTGACACTGATTGGGGATATTCCAAGCAACAGCATTGACGGCTTCGTTGCGATGGCCGCGACAAGCAATATTGGCACCACGCCTGCATATCTGTTTGTCGCGGCCGGATCCTCTCTCATGTGCTATATCGAGAACGGCTACGCACAGGGCACGATCTCGGGCGTCCCTGCCAACAATGACGTTGTGGTAGTCGGCACGACATACTACAAATTCACGTCCGGCAGTGTGAACGCGGGCACCCCGGCTGGAACGAATGCAAATCCGTGGCTCGTGGCTTTGGGCGGATCGACGGCGGAGGCATGGCAAAATCTTGCCGACGCGTTTGGTCATACCGGCGTTCCTGGCACGCAATACAGCGGGCTCCTGACAGCCAATACTCAAATTCAGGTCATCATGATCTCGTCAACCTTGGTGACGATCAGGGCAACACTGATCGGTGCGCTTGGGAACTCGATTGCGACGACAGAGACAGGCGCGGCTATTGCATGGACTGCGGCAACACTGACAGGCGGCGGGGCTGCTTCATGGTTCCAAGTGGACATGCCCGACGATGTTGGGGTGATCAGTGTTGGATATGTCGCCAGTTATGTCGTTGTAGTGCCCGCGCAAGGCCAAGGGATCAACGGACGGTTCTACTGGATCAATCCCGGCGAAACGACTGTGGACGCGCTCGATTTTGCGACGGCCGAGCGTGCGCCGGATCCGATTTCGGGCGTCGTTGTCTTTGGTGATCAATTTTGGTTGCCCGGCACGAAAACCACGGAACCTTGGTATTTCACCGGAAATATCGATACGCCGGTTTTGCGCATGCAGGGCGTCGTTTTTGACCGGGGCGCATGGGAAGGCACAGCTATCCAAATTAAGGACAGTATGATAATCGTAGACACGGAAGGGTCTGTTTTTCAGATATCCAACGGCTTGAAAGAAATCAGCCGTCCGGATATCGCGGAACGCATTCGAAAATCAATTCAGTATCAGGCGTCATTGGTTCCCTGATTGGAGTAAAAGACATGGCTGCGGTATGGTGTGACGATTTCAAGAGCTACGGGACTAACGCGGCCCTTTTGCTCGACGGGCTCTATGCAAGTGCCTCCTGCCTTCTCGTCGAAGATCCGGATCCAATTATCACGGGCACCGTCCTGAAATTGGGCACCGTGGCCTTTTTCGATAATGTCCGCAAAGTGCTTCCGTCTGCACAGGCAACGGTGGGCATGTGCGCTCGGGTGTGGTTCGAAGGTTTGCCGGGCGGCGCTGAAAATCCTTGCTTTTTCCGTTTCAATGACGGCGCGAATGTCACCCATGTGTCAATTGCATTGACGAGCACGGGTGTTATTCAGGCATGGCGCGGAACACAATCTTTCCCGACTGGCACGCTTTTGGGCGCGTCCTCGGGGCCTGTGGTTGCGGCGAATTCGTTCAATCACATTGAAGCCAAGGTGAAGATCAGCGATACCGTGGGCACCGTCGAAGTGCGGGTAAATGGTGTGACTGTGCTTAATCTGTCCAACCAGGATACGGGCAACAGCGCAGATTTGACCGTGGCTCAAGTGGTGCTTGCGCCATCGGGACGTGGGGATCTCGCAACGCAGGTTTTGCCAATCTATTTCAAGGATTTCTTCATTTGGGACAGCACAGGCGCGCGGAACAACGATTTTGCGGGCACAGTGAACGTCGTCAACCTGACACCAAATTCCGACGTTGCCTTGACATGGACGCTATCGAGCGGCGCGACGGGTTTTAGCTTGGTCAACGAATCGCCTCCGGTTGATAGTTCGTTTATCAGTGCGGCATTCCCGGCTCCGGCCGCTGACAAGATGGGACAGACAAATCTCCCGGCAGACGTCACCAGCGTGAAAACGCTCATGACGCTTGTGCGGGCTCGAAAGACGGACGGCGGCGACGGGCAATTGCAGGTGGGCCTGATTTCGGGTGCTTCCACGGCTCTGGGAGCGAACCGGCCGATTACCACGGCACCCACATATTATTCCGATATTCAGGAGACGGATCCGGCGACCGGCGTTGCGTGGCTTCCCACGGCTGTGGATGCTTCGAATATTCAATTCAACCGGACGCTGTAAATGGTTTCGGCAGTCGGCGTCGAAGTCTCGCAAGCGCGGG